CCCTATAAGTATGATGTTGTGCCGTAATCTGGAAGACTCCTAGCTGGGAAGCCATCCACATCACTAAATACCCAAGCTCCTTGTTGTGCTAACATCCCTCTAGCATCCTTCTCTCTAATCCAAAAACTCCCTTCTGGTTGATCGTGTACTCTGGGGCCACTGTTCCATTTACCCCAGCTATTTTGAACTAGGAACAGGGTTTCTTTAAATCTTTTATTAGTATCATCGCAAGCGATCCAAGCCATAGCATGGTTCCAGCCAGAGCCACGTTTGGCAATTCCATTACTGTCCCTACGACTGCTGAACCCATACCCAGAGCATACAGAGATAGCATACCCGTTGTTGAGTGCATCTCTGGCCTCCTGCACGGTAGTTATTAAAGATATAGTTTTTACTTGGTGTTTTTTAGCCTCGGTTGTATAAATACTCGAAGGTATTTTGTGTTTAGCACCAAGGTTGGAATTGTATTTAGATAGATCTACTTTTCCGTAGTCTTTTCTTATTAATAGCCCGCCCTTAGAGTGGACGTATTTAGCGGCACCAGAACAGGTCATACCCTGACCTCTATGCCCTCTAGATTGATAAATTGCTTCGTTAGCACCCCGAGCCTCAAAGGACTCTGGTTCTTTTTTAATGTCTATCTCCACCGCCCTCGTTATGTCAACCGCATTTCTCGTGGAGTGAGCAACACAGTCGCCTGTCGTTTGCCTTTCAGACGGCCCAAAGCCAGCATCAAACTTTAATAAAGACTTAAACGGCAGGGAGAGTTTTCCCTCTCCACTACCGTGTAGTCTATAAGCTGTTGCACCAAATAGAGGTGTCTTTAATTTAGCTAGAAGTTCTGCTGTTTCTTCTGGATCACATACGCTCCCAGCGAAACCTTCTCTGTAGGCATTTAACAGGTCTCTAGGACTGTTAAATTCCATTGTTACTCCTCGTTTTTGTTGTCTTTAAGCCACTTAATAGCGGTATCCAAACCAACAGCAACGATAGGTACAAAAAGTGTACCAAGAGTACCCAGATCAATTTGATCTAAATTGCCAGCTACGTAGGTAAGAGCAGCTGCCCCACCCACCAATAAGGCGTTTTTGCCGATCTTAGAAATGTCGGCCCAATTAAGAGTGAATTTTTTAGAACCCATTTTAGTTCTCCTTGTAAATATGAATTAAGAATCCTTCATGATCTCTATCCGTAATCCTGTACGGGTATCCTAGAAAATGTATACTATCATTTTTGATAGAGTTTGTGACGATATCTATCTTCCTGCACATTTCAATGCACGAGGTTACTTCTTTTACAAACTCTTCTCTTTTATCTTCGTCTACTATGTTAACCCAATCGAAACCTTCTCTTGGGCTGTCGCTGTCCATTGTTAGTTTTTCAAATTTCTCATTAAACCAAGACATCCTACCAAAGCTGTCAACCTCGAATAGTGCTCTATCATGATAGTGCAATGAGGCCTTTGATCTTTGGTCTAAAACCTTTTGTGTTTTCTCTATGTTTCCACATGTAGTTCTTAAACAGTTTATTGCGTCTTTCATAGAGCCTCCGCCGTTTGGCGTTACCTCAGACTTAATAGTTTCTATTGATTTTTTTAAGTCTTCTTGGTCATCCAGAAACTTTATCGCTGGTTTCATCAGCTTTTTCCACATAAAAACACCTGCTGAGAAAACCGCCCCAGCCAGTGTTGTGGCCCATGTTATAGTTTCTGCATCAAAGCTAGTCATTTTTATTCCCCAAAAAATACCCCCCACACACACTTTTGCGTGTAGGGGGGTAAGAGTTACATTGCTAAAAGATTAAGATGAAGTGTCGTCGGCAGCTTCAAATGCATCTTTCGCTTTGTATTCGTCAGTAATCGGACCGCTGGCGTGACCAAAGTGGTACGTCAGTTCGCCCGGAACTGATCTGCTTGGGTGAATCTCACTCGCAACAGCGGCTGAACCATCTGCCGGATTAACAAACGTCGCTGTGTGGGCAAACGTATTATAGCTAGCGGTGGCGTGAGTAAAATTAGGCGTGATATCCGTGCTAGGGGTAGCCATCGAATCAAACGAATTGTTAGGATTCGAGAAAGTACCCGACTGAGAGGCGATTAGCTGCTCGCTTACGCCCTGTTTAATAAGGCCATCATTGTGTGTTCTACTAGATGTAAGTTGAGTATTTGCAACTCCACCAATATGTGAAGACACACCCATCATGACGAACTCTTTTTTTCTGTCATCAGCACTGACACCAGTAGTAGCTGGCGTAAACGCCAAGGTTCCACCGGATACAGCCTTTGCAACACCGTGTCGATCAGTAGTAGCGGCACCAGTTCCATCGTTTGCAACGACTTTAGAACCAATTGCAGTAGCAATACCATCGGGGTCATTGTTGAGAGGCATTCCCGACGAGAAAACTCGTGAGCCTGCATCTTGAACGTGATCGTGACTGATGCCTCTTGCGACACCGCCATTGTTGTTGCCACTAGCGGTGACCCAGCCACCACCAGTTGCATCTGTTGTACCTATAACGGCCATAACATTTCTCCTTAAATAGGAAATTTAAAAAAGGTTATGTTCCGATTCCTTGTAAAGTCCTATTGTCCTACTTATTTATACACTAATTGTGCTCATTTTTGCCCTTAACTTTGACAAATTTTTCTTTATTTTTATTCTAATTGTCTCGCTGCAAACCCCTCTAGATAACGCAATCTCCCTGACTGACATGTTTTTATAGAACCTGTTATACACCAACTCAGGGTCGTCACAGTGGGTGTTAATCTCGTCAAGCATATCAATCGAGTCAATTTCTTTGTTCTTTGATGACAAAATGTTTTCGTAGATTTTGCTAGTAGGCTTGTTAAGGTTAAATTTCTTTTGGGTGAGACACTCCATCACTACCCCATTATAGAAATATGTAGTGAACTTACAGTTCTTTGATGAGTTGAATTTCTCTGAGGCTTTCCAAAAAGCGTTCAATATACAAGACTCTATCTCGTCTGACGATAGCGTCCCAAAGAAGCTAAAAGAAGCCTTGCTAGCTATCCTTTCTAGGTCTCCCTTTGTTAGTTTTTGAGTTGATTCTTTGTTTTCAATTTGTTCCATTATTCTGGATAATTCAATATTCAATGGTTACTCCTATTTTTCATCTGGAATTATTTTTTCAATTTCTTTTCTGACTTCTTTGAAGTCAAACATTCTTCCGACCCCTACTAGGAATCTGTATCTGCTAAATATTTTTAAAAGCTCTACACCCTCCACGCTGTCTAGCTCGTCCCTTATACTTTCTGTTAGGTTGAAATTTGTGTGTGCTACCCAGCAATCAAAATTTGACGCTAGCGATATTTCACCTGCTAAATTCTCGTCGATGTTTAGCATTAGCGTTTCTTCTTGCGGGGGGTTTTCTAATTGCGAGGCGAGAATTTCTTCTATCTGCTCTAGCTCCTCTTCGCTAAGGTCTTGCAGGTTTGTGTATTCATTAGATCTTTTAATCATTGATTGATAGAGCTGGTCTATTATGGGTGAGTTTATTTGAGATTCTAAAACATCTTCATATTTTTGCCACCCTATTTTTAGTGTCTTTCTCATGTGGTGCTCCATTTATTTAATCATATCTGATGGTTTAATCCAAGGTTGCTCCTCCCTACTTTTACTTCCCTTATTTATTTTTTCTATTACGTCGGCCTCTTCTTCTGTGTATTCTATCATTTTAACTACTATTCTGTTGAAAACTGCTTCATCTTCAGTGTCTTCAAAGCAGTCTCTAATCATTTGCAATGTTTCTAACTGGAATCTTATTGATGATAAGCCAGATACTATTTTTGCAAATTTGCCAAGTGTTTCTTCTTCAAAATCACTTAGATGTACGTCCATAAATGTATCGTCAGAGGACTCTTTAAAGTAGTAGGTTATTGAGCCTAAAACTTCTTCCTCTCCATCAGCCTCGCACACTTCTTCAGGTGGTGGCTCTTTATGCTTGTCGCCGTTGCCACTTAGAATATTTCTTATTTTATTGAACATAATTTATTATTTTTTCTGCTGAATTTTTCCAGCTAAACTCCTTAGCTGTTTCAATACCAGCCTCATTTGACGTACCCTTCTTATTTTCAATAAACTTTTGCATTTTAATACTTAGGTCAAAGACTTCATGCTGTCCTATTTTAGCCCATTTTCCTTGACCAAAGAACCATTTTCCGTCATGTGCTGGCTCTAGGTCTTTTATCGTCACTAGACCAGTGTTTTCTTTAGTGCAAAACTCAGTATGTGCAGAATAATCTGTTGCAATTACGTGTTTTCCACAAGCCATTAGTTCTAATAGCTCTAGATTCCACCCTTCGCCACGAGAGGGAAACACCCCACAGTCAATTTGCGACATTATATTATACACTTCTTTTTGTGTCTCAGCCCTTGGAATAATTCTAACCTTTGGATGGTAATAAAGTTGCCTCCAACGACTTTCTTCTTCAGGGGAGTTAAAGGGGTTATCGCACATCATCCATAATTCTACATTTGGATCGTGTTTTTCTACAATCTTAAAAGCTTCAATTAGTATATCATGCCCTTTACGAATTTCCCATTTGCCACAATTAAAGAAGATTGTTTTTTCACTACTCCGTGGTGTCGCTGGCTTAAAAATATCCATATCTACACCAAGTGGAACAACGTGGATCTTCTGGTGGTAATGCCCCCAATCGTAATTGCTTTTAATAACATCCTTCGCCCATTGTGAACAAACAAATAGCTCGTCGCATGATTGAAGGTGGTGTTTTTCTATATCAGTAAAGGTGTCTAGTTCAAAAATGGGAAAACCAACAAATTTGCCTGACCCTATACGTTCTGCCATCTGGTTCTGATGCCAAATTTTGATGCAGGGTGCTTCTGGATCAAACATCTTAGATGTTTCTATACCTTTTGTTACAGCGTCTGCATCTGCTTGGTTGGTAACTTGGGGTTGCCCTATCATGTGTAGAGCTGCGTTGTGTTCAGCCTGTAGAGCCTTCAAGATGTTGAGTCCAGCAACTCCGTAGCCAAGCTGGTTGATTGGAGCCATTAAATTTATATTCATGATTTATAAACCTGTTGGATGAATGAATCGACTGTTTTTATTTCAGGGTTTTCTTTAAGAATTTTAGATGACTTCTTTTTAGCCTCCGTTTTGCTTTCTCCAAGACTGACCATCGTATTGATGCACTCTTCTAAAAAGTTTTTGTTAACTGGGCTTACATCTTCTTCTTGTAGCGACTTGAGTTCTTTTTTTAACTTAAGGAGCTGGATTTGTTTCTTTATTGATGCAACCTCGTCCTCCTCTTGTATAGATACTTTTAATACTTCGCCGTTAGGCTCGTCAATATAACCTAATTGTATTTTATCTTCCTTTAGGTCTTGAATAATCGCTGGCGTACCTAAAGGTTTTGCTCTACCTAGATAGCCCGCCACACCACCTCCTATTAATACAAAGAAAAAGGCCCAAGATATTAGGGTCGCTGCAAAATCTGATACTTCTGGATTGTACATAATAAAAACACCGCAGTAGATTAATAAAACTAGTTAATAGTAAACGTCTTTAACTTTTTATCTTCGGGCAAGACTGTCTCAAACGAGATGAATAACATACCATCCTTCATTGAGACATCTTTTACCTCCTGATATTGACCAATCGAGAATTTAATAGTAAACGCTCTCTTGGCCACACCTCTATAATTATACTCTATATCGTCTTGTTTGTCAACCCCACTTGAGGAAATTGTCAAAACTTTATCCTGAACGGATACTTCGATGTCGTCCTTGCTGTATCCAGCAAGGGCTAGTTGAATCTCCGTTCCATCGTCCTCACTCTTTACGATATTGTATGGAGGGAAATTTGATCTATTGGTTGCAATAGAATCAAACAGATTATCCCATCCAATGCTACGATTAAGAAAATGTTGAATTAAAGTTGAGTTTGTCATAATAAACCTCCTTTGTTACCCTATTAGGCATAACATAAACTTAACCTACTGCGGTGTGTATAGTTAAAAAAAGCCCCGCCAAACATCTTGCTTGGCGAGGCTACCAGCAGCCTGTTACTACGATCTGTCCTAATCAAAAGCTTAGGCTAGAGTGAACAAGTTCCTAGCGGCTTGCTGATTTATAAAAAGTGGAAGGGGTGGATTTTCAGTTGGTTACCACCAACGTTTCGGGGCAAAATCTGGCTACCCTTTGACAGGCTTCCCTACTTTGTACCATCGCCCAACAGCCTCATCCATTTGGACATACTCTATTGGGTGTGTGCCTTACCGTCTCCTGCTGGCTCCGGTTATTCGGCCACCTTCCTGAACTAGGGGGCGACCCTAGATCGTTTCATCTGCTGAGTCGGACGGCTCCCTGCCTAGAGAGATTTCGTCTGCCATAATGCAAACCGAACTTCTCTTATTTTGGTTTTCATCTTCGTAATCGTCAATATTTAACTTTCCTTGGATGGAAACCGGACGACCTTTTACCAGTCTCGGGTTAAGATTCTCTGCCATCTTGCCGAAGCAAAGAACGTTAATAAAAAGTGTCTTATCGTTTCGGCGGTCATTGACGGCCATTCTAAACTTAGACATAGGGGTGCCTTTTTTCGTAGTCGAAAACTCTGCATCTTTTGTAAGTCTACCGACACCGTTCCAACAGTTGCTATCCATATTTAAATCTCCAATGCTGATCTAATTTTTCCACGAACTACTTGAGTATTACCACGGTTTGAAACGCCCGTAGTAGCGTTGTAAACATGACTTGTGAACTCACGAGTGAGACCAAGTGCTTTACCAGCCTTGAGTGTTTCTCGCTTATTTGTTCCGTAAACCTCTCCAGTGGTTCGATATGCGACCGCTGTTACTGGATTTACCGTAGCTCCACGGGCAGAACCGCGAGTTACCTGACCTGTAATTGTCTTTCCTTCTACATCGAAGCGATAGCTTGATGGCAGGGACGACAACGTTGAATAAAACTCATTGCTTTCCATAGTCTTTCCTTTTTAACTTGTGATACTATCAAAATTACTGTTAATTTCAGGAGGTGCCGCCGCCGTGTTCGCCAGTGCTGCTTGTGCTTCCGACTTAGCTTCTTCTACAGCTTTAACACCACCCTGTAGATATTCTGTCAATCTTTCGATTTCGTTATTAATTTCCACCTGCCTACTTTGCAGGGTTTGTATTTCTCTCTGCACATTGAGAAGATGTGCTTCTGACATTTCTAAAACTGTGGTCACTGTTACCTCCTTTGTTTGTCTGTTTGATATACTATATTATATACTACTTGTAGCTAAAAGTCAATTGGTTTGTTAGATTTTTTTAGATTTTTTAATACACATTCTAGTGTGTCCTTGTCTAAATATGTTTTAGGAATAAAGGACATTTCTATCTTATTGTCTATCAGCTCTAGGATTTGATTATACCTCTCTGAATATATTTCTGATTTTGGGTCTGATATGTCAGAAAACAATATCCTTTTTACCCCACATTGATATAACATCTGTAGGCAGTTTAAGCACGGTGTTGCTGTTACGTAGCATGTAGAGCCGAGTGTTGTTACACCATTTTTTGCTGCGTTGTAAATAGCGTTTGCTTCTGCGTGTACCATAAATGGATATTTGTCGGGTCTTTCTCTTGGTAAAACTGAATCATCTATACCTGAAACGAAGCCGTTGTATCCAGTAGATATTATTCTCTTGTCCTTAACTAAAATTGCACCGCATTGAGTCTGAGAGTCGTGACTTCTTACAGACCAAAGTGCCGCACTTAGAAAAAACGAGTTATCCCAACTGTCTGGATACTGATCTTTTAAGATTAACTGAGACAGCTTTTTAATATTTGTTCCTTTACCAAACATTATCACCTACCTAAAACCCTTTTTCTCAAAAGCCACAAAATTGTCTTGAATATGTTTTTATATCTGACCTCTCCGTTCTCTTCATATAAGCCGAAGTGGTTAAGCGAGCAGTCTTCGCAATAATTAAGCTTGCAGATCCTACACCTGTAGGTTTCTTCGGGCTTAATTTCCTTAGAACATTCAGCACACTTAGTCATTTTTACGATTAAATAGTTTTTTGATGTATTTAGGTAACTTCATGCTCTTTATCCTGTCTTCCCCTTTATCCGTTAGCGTATAGTAGAAATTACCATCTTCGCCAACGAGCTGATCTACAATTCCTTGCTTCATTAATTTAATGATAGCTTGATCTAGGTCTTCCTGCATTTTCTTTTTTCTTTTTTTGAGCATACCTAACATCATAGGTTCTTCGTCCATCCTAAACTCAAGTACGTCGAACGTAATTTCAGATGGAGATGAAAAAAAAGTAGACCTTTCAGAAGCTGATTCTAATTCCGCAGCATACGACATAGCCGTCTTTAGATTAGAGTAGACTCCTACGGGGTCTATCCCTAAAGAATCTGTCATGGTATCGTAGGAGATGAGAACTACAACAAAAACAAATCCTTCTCCATCTTTCGGTAACCAATCAAAATCATCAGGCATTATCACACCTAAAAACTTTTCTTAAAAGCCCTATCTTTTCTAGTCTATCGCTGGCATCAACCAGCTTGTCTAGCGATTCTTCTAGGTTTGATAGGAAATCACCCGTTGAGTGATCTCCGATACCAACTGGCTTGTCCAACAATAGATCAAAAGAGAGCAATGCCGCCTCTTTGTCGGACTCTGCTTTTTTCTGAAGATAATTCAACGCTTTTTCTTTATTCATTTAAATCTCCTGTTAGAATATCTATTTGGGTCAGCTAGTCCACTGTCCAATTTCTTCTTTTCAGTTACATAATAACCGTTATCATCTTTACATAACACTTGATCTTCGGAAAGTCTTACGTCTTTACCTCCGATTTGTATCTCAGAATGATCCACAACCATTGAGGCGTGCGAACCAAACCAAGTTGGGGTAGTGATACTGCGTCCGGTTACATGTCTTCCGCTTTTGCCTTTTGCCATATTAGTCTCCATAGGGCCAAATTTTGGCCAGTTCATCAGTTACACCTTGAATATGCACGATCCAGCGACCGTACTTTCCCGTCTTCTCTGTTCTAATTATTATCTTGCCCTCATAAGGAAATGAGGCGGCGGCCTTGTTTAATAGCTCTCTACACTTTTGAGTAGCGAGTAAGAAATCGGCTTGCCCTCGTTCGGGCGTGTCAACGCCAGCAAGTCTAGTGCGTATCTTCATACCGACGCTGAAACCTAGGTCAACATAAAAGTCAACTGTATCCCCGTCTACTACTCTGTCAACTATTGCTTTGTATTCGTACATAATTAGTTATCTCTTACATTTCCCAGTAGGGTGCTGGATGATTCGGTTTTTCCACCACCAACATTGTATAGCAGAGAAATGCCGTTGTTCTCGCAGAAATCTGACTCTGGGGTATTGCCTTCTTTTCTGTCTCCGCCATTCATAAATATAAAACCATAAACAAATGGGTCGTATTGGTTAGCTTCATAGATTTTCTTTATGCTCTCGACTACCGTTGAATCATTGTCTACCGATAATATAGCTCGATCAACTGCCTTTAAAGCACCTGTAATTCTGACCCTCGATTCTTCCGGTAAAAATTTTGTAGAACCTTTAAGTTCAACCTGAGCGTCGTTGTTTACTATAACATAAAGTTGGTCGCATTTATTCTTAGCGTCTTCAATGTAGTCTAAGTGTCCGGTGTGGATGGGGTTAAAATATCCGGATATAATACCAATTATCATTCTAATCTCCCGTAGTCGTCCTCTATCCTAACAATATCATCTTCCCGACAGTCACCAGTTTGCAGTTCTAAAATCACTAATGGTACGTCGCTCTCGTTCGTAATCCTGTGTACCTCAAGTTTGCCTATCTCAACCCTGTCCCCAGTCTCAACATCCCAAACAGCATTCCCGATCTGCATCTCACCTTTTCCAGAGAGTATGTGCCAAGTCTCCATTCGATTGCGATGTAGTTGTAGGCTAAGTCTCTGGTCACGATTTACAACGATCTTCTTGACCTTGTAGCCCTCTTCGTCTAATAGGTTTTCAAATGAACCCCAAGGTCTTGTTTCTTCTTTTTTGTCGCCAGAGAATCCACCCATCAGAACAACGTGTTCTTCTTTGTCTAGTTCCTCTGCAAAGAAACTTGTTTTACCACACGAGCGACACTCGTATGGAACTTTATTTATTATAGCACCGCAGCAACTAAGCTTGTATTGTCTCAATTATCCAGTCCTCCTCTACGAACCAGTTGTTAAAATCTCTTTGTTTTAAGACTATACCTTGTTTTCCTCCCATATAATTTATCGGTCGAAACAGATCGTTGTCTTTAGCGTATTCGTAAAATTGTTTGACTCTAGGAGACCACATTATACCCCACTTGATTTCTCCTTTGGTTGCCTTTAATTCTATCTTTTTAATATGCTTTGAAAGGTTGTAATCCCTTTTTGGAATTCTTAAATCTTCGTCGCATCTAACAGAGTTATAAATAAATAGAATGCTAGCGTTCTCCCTAACGTATGCTTTTAAATCATTCTCTTTTAAGGTAAACTTGCCAGCGGTCGGAACCCATTTAATTTCCAGTGGCTCATCTTTAAGTGTGGCATCAATACCTTCTCCCCGTATTGATCCGCTAATTTTATAATCAGCACCCGCCGTATTTCCGGAGGCGATAAATTCGCCATCGTTTCCACAGCCATTATCTCCCCATTCGGAAACATAGATACTTGAACTTGTTTTTATTACTTCAAGCCACTTGTTGAAAAAGTATTTTTCTAGCATCGTACTGAACTTAATGTGCTTTTTAAATTGCTCTTTACTTCTATTATCAAATCTACTTGACACCAAAAAACTCCTTAATTCTTGTCCAAATTGTTTTTCTACGTTTAGGCGGCTTGGCCTTTGCCTCATATCTCCTTCTTCGCATCTCCATTGTACTATATCTTTCTATTTTGTCAAGGGAGTCTTTGTGTTTTTCTAAGAAAAACTTTTGCGATCTATAAAACCCACTGTCAGAAAGACCGGAATCTCCTCTTAGGTTAGACTTCATAGTTTTTATCCTCGTCTTGCCAGAGTTTAAAGTGTATGTCATCATCTTCTTCGATGAAGCAAATATTAAACTCCTGTTCAACTCTATCAAATAAGTGCTGAGGAAAAGTGATGTGGATACCACTATCATCGGCAATATAGCTCGCCTTCTTTAGCATTTTTTCCCACGCTTCTTTTAAATCGTAAAACATTCTTTAGGCTCCATGTAAATAGGTGTTGATTCTCCAACCCAAGCATTCAGGGTATTATATTGGAGGTATTCTGCCGCTTCATCGTATGGCATACCTGCATCATTAAATAATGTGTCCAGCATTTTACCTATGCAGTATACCACTCTGGTTGTTCCAAAGTCTTCGCAGACACCGACTATGCAATCATCGAAGCCGTCTGCAAATAACAAAGTTTGATCGTACTTATCTTGTAGCTCTTCTCTTATACTCATTTTATTTAACCATAATAATTTTTTATAACGTACATTGTTTCTTTCCATCCGTTTACTTGGTGGTACTTGTCTACATTTTGCGATATTGTGTAGTCGTTTCCACCTTCATAACATTTATCTCCAAAAAAGATTGTCTTGCCTTTCATGTATTCTAGGACTTGGCTTTTGTCTTTCCCCTTCGGGTAAATATCGGTGCTTATTTCTCCACCGATATCAAATTGGATTCTGGGGTATCTCATTGAAAGCCACTCAGCGTTTTTTTCTCTTTCACCAGCAGCTTTATCCCATAAGGCGTAAGCCTTTCTCTGTTGTGGTGTTGCAGTCCTACCTATCGTGGAGAAGTTAGCCATCCCTACACGCTCCTCTATGTTGTTTTCAGCCTTGCCATACCAAGGACTTCTTTCCGCTAGTATATGTAAATCTAGTCTGAGGTGTGCAGAGATCATCCACTTAGATTCATAAATCAGAGAATGCCTGTAGAACAACTGATTTCCACAGTTTTGGTAGACACCATCCATCAACCTATATATGGGTTGTCCGACTTGACTTAATGTCTTTTCTTTGTTTGAACCTGTAACAAGAAATACCTCGTTTCCAGAATTTTGTTCTTCATGAACCCACTTACCAAAAAATGAGTTCATATCGGGGTTTATCGGTTCTCTTGAGTTTGTTAGAGTTCCGTCTACATCAAATAAATAACTTATCATAGCCCCTTAAAAATCCCTATAAAAAAATCCATTAGAACGTGGTGAAATAATATAATAAATAAAATAACCACAACAAAGAAGAACCCGCCCCAATCCGTTTCATCTCTGTCGTTTATTGTCTCTAGGTATCTATCGTATTTTCTCGTATCAGTCTTTGGTGGATCGTAGGGGTTTCTCATTCCTTCTCCTTACGACCTTTTTTTCTTCATGTCTTAATAATAAAAACATTAGAGATGCTATAGCTATCTCAATAGTCCATGCCAATAGGCCAGCTTTAACCGCATCCATTTACACGAACTTAAAAATTAAGTAGCCAACGATTACTGCGGCGATCATAAGGAATAACCATTTTCTCTTGGCGGCAACAGCGTATGCTTTTGCCGTAACCTCTTGTATCTTGGCTAACCTAAAATCCCGTCTGCTTTCTTTTCTATCGTTTGGTTTATTCTCTTTATCTTTCTTTTTAAACAGTGGCATTAACTTATCTATTTATTCTCCTTGTAGTTTTGTTTGTTATCTTCGTAATATTGTTTGTTTTCTAATACAGAAATTGCTTCATGCTCATGCTTGAAGTAATGCTTGAATTGTTTGTACAACGCCTTGACTTGCTCGAAAGCCTCGTTCTCGTCAATTTTACCTCCCTGCTCTAAGTCACAAATTATTGACATCTGTATATTAAAAGCTCTGAAAGGATCGTCGTACTTTTCAAATTTGAATTTACTCATCGTATAGCTCCGGAAAATTTTCTCTACAGTATTCTTCAAATGCTTTTTCTGCTTCATCATAAGAAGGGTAATGACCAATGGTCATTTCTGATTCGTCATATACAGCCCAAGAGCCGCAGGAAACCCACCTTATGTGTGAGTGTGAGTCCTGCATCATCTCCAACCTTCACGCAACACTCTAAGTGCGTTGCCTCCTAAAAACTTAGCTATCGTTTCATCTGAATATTTTGGTTTTCCTAAGCCGCTTGTGAGACAGGATAGGTATCTTGTTATTCTTGGTAATTCTGACATATCTGTAATTTCATCTGGAGGATCTGTAAAGCCATCAAAGTCAGTACCTATACCTACAATATCTGAGCCTCCAATTTTTATAGCGTGGTCGAGGGTTCTCTCGATACATTTTAACCCCAGAGGAGTGTCCACAGGGCTAATCCAGTAATTCATAAAAATAATGCCGAGGACTCCACCGTGTTGGCTAAACCAGCTTAACTCCCAGTCATGTAGATTATATGGGTCTGGATTAATCTCAAAAACCCCAGCATGACTATTAATAACTCGGTTTTGTTTATCACCCACTATGTCGTACACATCGCATCTAGCTTGTGGGGTACAGTGAGCAATATCAATAATCATTTTAAGGTCGCACATTCTTTCAACAACCAACTTGCCTAGTTTGGATAATCCAACATTCATATCCCACTTAGACATAAGGTGCTTCCAGTTACTTCTCTTGATACCATAATTGGGGTAAGGGAACACCGGATGAGCTAAGACGTTTGGGTAGAAGTGTGCAAGAGTAAGGTAGGCTACGCCTCTCTCAGCTAGATACTCTAGGTTCTGTAAAACTTCCGCTTCTATAACTTTGTTGTCAGAAGATGTTTCACAGTCTAGCCCCTGTAAGCTGTGACCCCCTTCTACGGAATGGATTAAAGCTATATGTCCTTTATTTAGGCAGTTGTCCAGACCTTCTCTGTCGGTCACAACCTGTATAGGTCTACCGCTTGATTTGTCATCCTGAAACAGTTTTTTGTTGTAGTTAAATACCTGCTTCTCCATGTCGTCGATCATATTGACGGTTGCATCGAAATAAAATGGATCAAACGCCCTTCTCCTAACATCTGGAGCTAAAGCTAATGCCCACTTAACTAAGGGTTGGTCTTCTAGCCACTCTCTTTCAGGTATGTAGCACGTCGAAAGAACAACATCCATACCACCCTTTTCAATTAGTGGAAATGTGCTACGTTGACTTAGAGGCCAAAAGGCTCTCTTAAATAGTCCTGCCAAGAACTTAACCTTACTAGAAGATAAATCCCTATTTAGTAGAAATCTTTTCAGTACAGCGTGATTGTGTAAATCAACTACTGGTGACTCTCTGTGTAAATCTCTCCAATTCATTAAACTAAGTAGGACTTGACCCCTACCTCCTTTGCTAACTCTATATTTGTTTCATTGTCGTCGTAAAAATACGTTTTGTCATGCTTTTCCATAATTGATAGCAGGACGGTTCTTTTATTTTTTGCTATACTTTCTTTATCTCCACCGACACAAAATACAGTCCTTGTTTGTATGTTATATTCACTTAGCCATAAATTAATTGCGTCTGATACATCACCCTCTCTTGCTGTGAGTATGTAAACGCTATGGCCTTCTGCATGTACCTCTTTAGCCAAATCTATTAGGAACGTAGGTTGGGCTGTTCTTATAAACTCCGAATCCCTAAACTCGTCAAAGTTGAAATATTCAAAGTCTCCAAGTTGGTAGGAATTAAATTCTTGTGGTGTTATTTTAGCCACAAGTTTATCACGGGGGGTATGTCTCTCGTAAACATTTATCTTGCATTTTGTCTTAGCAAGAGTGTCGTCAAAGTCAAATACAAATGCTTTCTTCATACCGATCTCCTCTACACAGTTCTCCAACATAATATTATAGCATATAGACGTTAGAATGTCAAGGGGAATTTGTGTTTTTATGATTTTCTTGTTGGGTTTTTATTTTTTCTAGTATGTTATGTAACGCTTGAGCCTGAAATAGACTTCCCGAAGCCAGTGATCTAATGCCTAGTTTTATTTCTATCTGGTCTTTGGCAATTTGTTCAAAGGTAAGGTTGACTTCCTCATCTCCGTCTTCGATCTTGAACTCTGGCTGGTCAGACAGGAGTAAGCCGTTGATACTCTTTGGTAGCTCCTTTACTGGTTTGCCATTTAGTGCGTTTAATATCTGTAATATAATGTCTGCATTGTCTGATTGTTTTTCTGCCGCTAAAGCTACAGATTGAATTAAATCCGTATCCCCATCAATAACTTTCTGTATATTCAGGTCTAGGCTTTTAGCTGTCCAATTTCTCTCTTGCCCTAGATAAAATCCAAATACTGCCGCACCAATAATGATAAACCAACCAAATATAACCGTCTTGATGTCATGCCTCATGTTAAACTCCTAATAAAGATTCTGGGATTGGGTCACTGTTGTAGTGGTCTGATGAATGAATACTGTTTTTCCACCAGTTAGGTTCGCTCCTGTTAGTCCACACACACTTAAAACTGTTACGCTTATCTACATTGTAGAAATGTCTGTACGCTGTTACGCTGTCGTCGTCCTTGAATCGGTCTGGCATACACTGAGGCATCTTGGTTTGCTGACCCTCTGGGATGCTCGGTATATTGTCTGCACACCACTTAATAATCGACTGACTAGCGTGAATCTTTCCATAGCGATGTGTGTATTCTTCGCATAACGCAAGGGCGTGGTCAATCATCCAGTCATAATTACCTGTGGTGGTGCGAACCCAAATAGTCGAGGGATGGTTAAGATGTGCTTGCTTGTAAAACTTCTCTGGTCGCTGTGCGTCCGTAGGGCAGGCGTGATGAGCCGTACACAACATCTGTGCTGACTCTAGTATCATCTTAACAACGTGCTTATCACACTGGTACTGTGCGGCCTCTACAGGACACTCTGACAGGTAAAAAATATTCATATCATCCTCGCTTTCAATCTTATTATAGTCTCTATATCGGCAAAGTCAATAGGCATCTTTAATTTATTTTATAATTCCGTACCGACAGCGTTTATACCTGTTGAAGAACTAGAAAAGCCTTAACAGGTAATTAATAGTCTTAGTAAGCAATATGGTCTTTAGTGCTAAAAAATTTTCAAATGCTAGTTAAATTCAGTTGATACTTCAACAGGTCTAGGTTACTCGCCAGTAGAGCCTAGTTTAATTTTGCCATATCTCGGAGTGGTCGGACACTCGCCTGTAACTTACTTACATCACAATGGGTAAGGAACGCTAAACTTCACCCTATTACGTCTTTATACAATTTTATGTGAGTGGATGATACTTTACTATCATTAACATCTCTTATCAATTTTTTGATTTAGGTATTTAATTATATTAGAGGCGGTTGAATCGCACATAAAGGGGGCAACAGAGTGTGCCAAGCAGCAGAACCCACCCACAAATAATAAAGTGGATATGAATAATGCGTGACGCATATGCTGAAAATAGCTCATGCCTGTTTCTTCTAAATGTTTCATTCCTTCCTCCGTTTCCAAAAAGTAGCCCGACGAGGAATCGAACCTCGAATTGCGGTTTAGAAGACCGCTGTTATATCCGTTTAACTATCAGGCCATAAGTAGACTGGGAGGGACTCGAACCCCCGACAAAGGGATTATGAGTCCCCTGCTCTAACCAACTGAGCTACCAGTCCAGAGGTTTTAATCTCTCAAAAACCCAATCTTTGTATCGGGTTTCTTTTTACCAATACAAATAAAGTCATCAGCAGAGAACCAGTCTTTTGTCCTACTATCTCCGTTCCACCATGCACATTCATAGGTAACTGTGTTGTCTTGGTGGATTCCAACTGTAATTATCTTAGCTTCTACTTTTTCCGTTAGACTTACAGTTGTACCTACTCCATAAATGTCAATAGAATCTTTAGCTGTCATCTTTATAACCCTCTTTCCAAGTTCCTTTATCCTTATCCCACCACTTCCTATACGTTTCAGAAATGGCCTTTATCTTTTCTTCTATTATTTTTGAGTGCTTCTTAAATTCCTCCAATTCTTTTTTATCTGTCTTGGGCGGTGTGTATTTTTTCTTCTTTGCCATTATCAGTTCTCCTTGTTTAAGTAGTACGGGTAGGAATCGAACCTACGGAGGCGGGTATATAAGACCTGCTTGGATAACCGATCCACCGTACCATAATGCCAGTTTGGGTAACAAGGTACTGGCAAACCCCGTGACCTAAAAGGTCAGTTGGCCGCTAGGCGGCCAGTGCGAAATTCTCTTCGACACTTGAAAAATTGATTAGATTTTTTGCGTAGCCCTTCTAATCACCTACGACATGCAGTTATTATATCCACAACCAGTCGAACCCATTTCACCCCCATAGTTTGGTAAGTGGAGGCGGCGGGAATCGAACCCGCGTCCTGTATTGATTCAATAACAACGTCTACATGCTTAGTCCACAGTGGACATTTTCACTTGTCACAGGAGCTTGAGCATTACCCTAATTGTTTGGGTAATACTTTATCTCCAGCTTCTAACTCTGACTACAGTTCCGTTCTCCATGATCGCTGTAGCATCGCCAGTAAGTTTCATTCGGTATCTAGGAACGCAAGTGTTTGGTTTTGGATTACCACTACGGCTCCAACCAATCCCCTCAAATCTCCCAATACATTTACCAACATGGCATAGCTTATTAAACTTAACCATGTAGTTGGCTTCTGCTTGACATCTCTCTTGGTCTGTCTTAGCGTCACCCCAGATAGATTCAGGTTTCATTTCGCCCTCGATCTTTTCCCAGAACTCGGCTAACTCAATTTCGCTGACCACACTGATTGCTTCGTATACGTCTTGACTGCTTGGCTGTGGAATTAAAGCACACAACAACATCAAAGACTTGAACATAAATCCCTCCTAAAAGTTACTTGGTGTGTAAAGAAAAACGTCTAGTACCCCGTAGGAGAATTGAACTCCTGTTTTCGGCGTGAGAAGCCGATGTCCTAGTCCACTAGACGAACGGGGCGGCCACCTTATTATAGTCTATGTATCGTAATTATCAAGACCCAAACCTCAGATTTTTTGAATTAGATCATATCAATCTTGTAGAAGATAACTGTCATCACTAATGTAACGCCAAACAAAAACCCAAGAGTAAAATCTTTTACGTCAAATCTTATAGGTTGCATCATAAACTCTCCTTACAAAAAACACAAACTTAACACTGGTTAAAAAAACCAGAGAGTTATCAAGCTCTCTGGCAGGGCGGAATAAAGTAATAGATAAAACTCGCCCTTAAAATTTATTCACCGTTATAAACTTACCATCTTTCGGATCGTAGTGTGGGAGGTATTGTAGATTACTTCTCTCCCCATCTTCGATTCTCAACTCAGGAACCTCATACAAACGGCTAGGAACCCAATGTCCTCGCTCCCATTTATAGGTTCTAAGTTTAGGCAAGCAAATCTTAGTCTTAAAAGGTGCTGAGACAATCTTGCCCGCCCCCTTCAATACAGCCTTACTCACATTTACAGTGTAACAAGCAACGCCCTTAACAACGTCTGCTGGCTTTACACACTTAAAGGTAACGGTTTTTTGTGTACTAACAACCACTTGGTCTTGAGCTTGAGCCGTCTGTGCCTGAACAAAAAGTCCCGCCAAACAAACGAGTCCTACGGCGATAAAATTCTTCATAGTTTCCTCCTCTAAAGGTTCATTAAAAAATTGCAGTTAAGCAACAAAATTATTATTAAAAGCAAAATCAATCCTACGGTTAATTTAAGCAAGTCCTTCATTGGCTTCATGGCAAATGTTTTCCTTGATAAAATTCAATAAACAATTTAATTGCCCTACCCCAGTCTGAAATAAAGAATGTATTATTTCCCACAGTGTAAAAGGTAAGGTAAAAAAATAAGCAAAGCTGAAACAAAAATACTGGCAGTATTACTACTCTATACTTAGTTTTTATCAGGCTCAACATAACAACGACCGCTATCATGGTTGTAATAGCCTTTGTTTGAACAAGCCCAGCCACACCAGCCTTGCTTATAATCCAAGATGCCACAGGGTTTTGTTCAGTTCTAGGCAAATCCTCATAAAAAACCACGTTCATTACGTTGTCATAAACCGAGATTAAACCAGATAAAAATACTAACGACGCTAAAAGTAAAAAACTACTGCTAATCTTTTTTAAGAAGCTCATGTGTCACAACTCCATGCAAGGTTATTTTCTGGAGTCCTACGCTTTCCATTTTCTCACATGATTATACACTTGAATCCTCTTTTTCCCAATCAAATTCAGTGTTGATTTTATCTTCACTGATAGTCTCTAGGTATAGTTCGCTGACGTAATTATAAGGGTTGTAATCTTCCCTAGCTCTCTCATTTATTTCGTCTTGGTAACGCTCAATCTCGATCTCGTTCATCCTCAAGTTTCCTTAAACTAGCCCTTAGAGCGTGTATACTTTGTTCATACTGGTAAATTTCTGAGACAGACCAAGCGTTTTGAATTGCCTTTTCAAAATACTCAATAGCCATCCAGACCTGTTCGATCTCCCATTCAACGTCTTTAGTCTTCACTGTACAACCTCCTTAAAAGAAAAAGAGGGGGGCAGAGCGAATCATACCCCCACAGTCTAACCAACCACGATTAGAAATCTACTCCTTGATCGTAATAATCTTCGCTGTAATCCTCTGAGTAATACTCATCATCCATGTACACTTCTTCTTCGAGTTGCTCACGGGCAACGCTAACCACAGTGTACTTGCTGACTCGCATCTTAGAGAATTTGCAGTCAGTAGGGACGCTAACGATGTCGGCGGGGTCAAACTTGACAAGCAAGACAACTCCACCGTGACCAGCCCAGTCATTTGCGTACTCGTAAGTACCCACATGCAGACCGGCGGCACATCCTTCATTGCAGTTGTCGCTGACCTTGCGACGATTCATACTGCACTCGTCACCGACGTTGTTACGGAATGAGTTACCAGTGTACTTGTCAACGTGGTCGCCTTCCGTAAGAGGACGACCGTTCTTGTCTTTACGATCTTCGCCACTGTAGATGGAAACACCCTTGTAACCGATTAACATTCCGTCATCAGTAATTGGCAGTCCCTTGTGACTACACCATGTGTAGGACTCTTGTACAGCACGATTGCTGACGTTCTGATAGAGTCGGTCTAGGTAGGCAAGCATAGGCTTATGATCCCAGCCGTTCTTAATCATATTTAAGATACGTTCAGTAGGCTGATTAGCTACCTGCTCGTCCTCGTAGTAGAGGAAACCATCTCGAAACTCAAAGTTTCCCTCTGACCAGTCCTCAATAACTGTACCCCTGCTAACGAGATTCACAAACTCATCTGCATCACCAGCCATGACGCACTCACATAACCCATTATATTCTGGGTGAGTATGGTCAAACTGAAATGGCTGACCTCCAAGCACGACCGTCCAGTGATTGTCATTTGATTTGATGTGACTAAGCATAGTTCTTTTCCTTTGCTAAATTAAAAGTGATTGGTTACTCGGTGCTTCCTATTATATCCTAATTATCGTCATTGTCAAGAGGTAACTTTAATTTTTTTGTGATATTCTTCAAGTTTTTTTGTGTGACATGGATTTCGTCTGTTTCTGTCTATTCCTCCATTGTCGCCTTCATCGTAAACGTATTCTACTTCCTCGCCCTTTTTGACATCAAACCATTCAGTGTATACAGGATTGTCTGACCGTCTAATCCCACCGTCACACCAATCTGATATATCGACAGTTTGACCGTAGAAGTCAACTGGTGTAATACTTACAGCGTGTTCTTTATTTAGCAACTTACTTTGACCATCCAAACAGATGACATCAATAAACTCGCCATCCATGTCCATGTCAGTAACATACTCGTACCATTTACTGCCACCCATGCCGCCGCCACATGACATCAGAATCCTATGGCCTCCTTCTATCTTGTGAGTGTCTAGTCTCTTTGTTGGATGTAAATTAAATCCTATCTTCATTCTAATTCTCCTGTGGTTGGTTTTGAAAAAAAACTGGCTTATCCGACTTACGCAACTCCTCAAAGGGATGGTATATCATGTTGCTCGGTTACGGTTTTGGATCACACCGTCACTTGTGACCTCGCCAGTAATTTGAAACTTTCTTTCATTATACCCTATCTATCGTCAATGTCAAGAGGGGTCTTTAATCTTTTTTTGATTTTTTCCTTTTTTTCCAAATAACTTTCCATAGCTAAGTATTATCGGTGCGGCACATGCCGAACATATAGCTAATGCTTGTGCTATGCTAAAGAAACATTGTCCACATGCTATCATTCGATAGGCTCCAATTTGTTTTGCATTTCTTCTGAATATGTGGTCTTACGATACTCCATTAAGACATCGACTGCTTGTACTAATTCATCATGCAAGTCTATAGCCTCAGATAAACTGTAAACATTATTTGTTATTGTTATCTCAGGGGTTTCATCGACCACCTGAATGGTTATATAATCGCTATTGTACACATCAGTGATGATACTTTCCCGTACTTCACCTTCATTAAAAAGAAGCTGTTGTTTTTTACTCACGTTCATAGTTCTCCCAATCTTCATCATAAACACCAGTCTCGCCATCAAAGATGTTCTCAAAAACTACTGATACATCATTATCTAAAATTCGATCAATAAATTTTGCCTTAGCCTGCTCGATAAGAGTTTCTGGATCAGTTCCAATGGGAGCATTAACAGCAACACAACTATCAAGAGTAAAATCATATGATATT